ACAAGACCTAGCAAAAATGATATAATGTAATTATGTTTGATCAATTAATATATAAAGTATTAGATAGAATTGTCAATACCTGTGAACGCTTGAAAAAGTGCATTAAAGATAACCCTCTACCTAAGGCGTGTTATGATGAAAAAGTTAGAAGTGAAGAGGTAAAAAAATGGGCAAAGAACAAAAAACAATTATAAATAATACTAATACAATTAATACAAATACGTACAATAATACTTACAAGGAGAAAATATAATGTCAAACGCATTAGAAGAACTAAAAAAGTCAAAGTCAAATTTTGACGCTCTAACAAAACAATTAGAGAAATCCCAAGACGCACCAAAAAAAGAAAACAAGTACCAAGATGACAGATTCTGGAAACCAGAACTTGATAAATCAGGTAACGGTTTTGCTATATTAAGATTTTTACCAGCAGTAGAAGGTGAAGATATGCCATGGCAAAGAGTTTGGAATCACGCATTTCAAGGACCAGGTGGTCAATGGTATATCGAAAATAGTTTAACAACATTAAACAAAAAAGATCCAGTTAGTGAAGAGAACACTAGACTATGGAATACAGGCATAGAAGCCGATAAAGAAATTGCTAGAAAGAGAAAAAGAAAATTATCTTATTACTCAAATATTCTAGTAGTATCTGATCCTAAACATCCAGAGAATGAAGGTAAAACTTTCTTATTCAAATTCGGTAAAAAGATATTTGATAAGATTACAGAAGCAATGAATCCTGCATTTGAAGATGAAAAGGCAGTTAACCCATTTGATTTTTGGGAAGGTGCAAACTTCAAACTAAAAATCAGAAAAGTTGACGGCTATTGGAATTATGATAAATCTGAATTTGAGCAAGTTAGTAAATTAAAACCTACTGACGAAGAGATTGACACAGTGTGGAAGTCTCAATATGCTCTAAAGGCCTTCATTGATCCAAGTAATTTTAAATCCTATGATGAACTCAAAGAGAAACTGAATAGGGTTCTTACTGGAACAAGAAGCACGGAATCAGTTGCAGATATAGACCTCCCACCCGCTAGTAATAGCGTACCTACATCTGTTGGTTCTGTGGAGAAAGCCTCGTCTACCGATAGTGATGATGAATCATTATCGTACTTTAGTAAATTAGCTGAAGACGAGTAATCTATCTCTCAAAACTTTCTCAAAGGGTGGCGGTGACGCCACCCCACCACAATGAACATTAAAAAGTTTCCTAACATAGATAGAAGAGCATACAAAGGTTTATACAAACCTTTGAACCCTCAAAAGTACAAGGGCAATGTAAAGAACATTGTTTATAGATCAAGTTGGGAAAAAAGGTTTATGATCTATTGTGATAAGACAAGGCAGATAATAGAATGGGGAAGTGAAGAAATATCAATTGCATATAGAGGTGTAGATAATAAACCTCATAGATATTATCCTGACTTTTTTATGAAAGTTAGACAACCCAACAACACATTTAAAAAGTTTCTAATAGAAATCAAACCTAAATATCAGACACGAAAACCACAACCTGGTAAAATCAAATCAGCATATTTTAAAAGAGCATTAATGACTTATGAAACTAACAGACGCAAGTGGAATACAGCGTTTGCTTGGTGTAAAAAGCGCAATATGTCTTTCAAAATACTCACCGAAGAACACTTAAAAGCATTTTAAATAGCACATAAATAGTAGTATGGCAAGTGTTTTTGACACAATTAAACTTAACGTAGGCAACACAGATAGGTCTAATTCTTGGTATAGAAGTCAAGTACAAAGAATAGCAGGCAATGCTAGTGCTAGACAACTTATGAGAGATGGTAAGTTGAATGGCAGACCTAGTGTAGGACGACTTAACTTATTTGGGTATGATCCTAAATTTAAAAAGACATTACCTTACTACGATATATTCCCATTAGTATTACCATTAGAACCGACAAAGGGTGGTTTTATGGGTATGAACTTTCATTATCTACCACCTCTATTGAGATTTAGATTATTAGAACGTATGCAAGCAAAAGCGACAGATCAAAGATTTGACAAAAATACAAAGTTTGATGTGTCTTATGATGATGTAAAAAGAATTAAAATAGTTAAACCTACAATTAAAAAATATTTGTATAGTCATTTAAAAACAGGTTTTTTAAGAATAAATGCAGATGAAGCAGCTATTGCTATACATTTACCTGTACAAAGATTTCAAAAAGCAAGTGACGCTAAAGTTTATGCAGATAGTAGGAACTTTATATAATGCACGATAAATATACGATAGAAGAAATAATAGAGGCAATGAAAAAGATATGTCCTGAAGCATGGGACAATGATGAGGATTACTCTTAATGGCAATAATTAGACAACGATTACCTATACCAGGACCATTTGATATAAGAATAGGTCTACCTAGAGATAAAGGTTTTGACGCTGGTAAGGCAAGAAAAAGATTACAAAATACAAAACCTAATGTTAACACAACCGTTAACAGATTTAGGTCTATGGTTGCAGGTGCAGAGGGATTTTATAGACCTGCTAAGTTTTTAGTTGTATTAGAATTTCCTAGAACATTTACAAACGAAACTCTACAAGGTATGGAGTTTTTAGAATACGAAACAGATTTTCAATTCTTAAATCAAACTAAAAATAATTTAAGAGAGAGATTGTTTTTCTTTTGTGACGCTGCTAAGTTACCAGAGAGGACAATAACTGATACATCTGCTACAGGATTTTACGGGCCAGAACGAAACATGGCAAGAGGTTTAGAATTTAGTACAATGGATTTAACATTTATGTTAGATTCAGAATTATCAGAAAGAGTTGTATTTGAATCATGGCAAAACTTAATTGTAAATAATAGAACATACAATTTAAATTTCTATGATGAATACACAGGCAGAGTATTAATATATCCATTACACGAAAACAGAAACGAAACATCAAATAGTAAAGTTGATGGTGTAAGTAATTATGGTTCACTTGCTAACCTAACATTAAGTGGATATTATTGTGAATTAATAGAGGCATATCCTAAAACTATTGCACCTATTGATTTAAACTATGCAACAAAAGATCAAATAGCAAGACAGACAATAACCTTTAATTACAGATATTGGAGATCAAACGCAAATTTAAGAACAAATGAAGATACACAATTTGAAGGTGATATTGATGGTGTAGGTGAGATAAAGGATGCAAGATTTAAAGGACCGTTCGGTGGTATAATTAGTAAACTACCACCAGAGATTAGAAGAGCGGGACGTGATGTATTGAATCAGATTAAAACGAGATTCCCAATTGGGAGAGTGTTTGGTGGCAGAGTATTCCCACCATTCTTTTAAATAATAAGGAGTGAAACATAATGGCGTTACCAATAAACGAGGTACCGAAATATTCGACAAAACTTCCTTCTAACGACCTGTTAGTTAATTACAGACCTTTTTTAGTAAAAGAGGAAAAAGTTATGCTAATGGCATTAGAAAGTGATAATGATGAGGAGATTAGACAAGCAGTTATAGATACGGTTCAATCATGTACCTATGGCGATGTTGATGTCTCTAAACTACCTATCTTTGATTTTGAACATTTATATTTAAAGATCAGAGGTAAGTCAGTAGGTGAGGTAATTAAATTAAAGTTAAAATGTCCTGATGATGACAAACAAGTGGTTGATTATGAACTTAATTTAGAAGATGTTAAGATTGACACAACAAAGAAACCTAATAACAAAATAGAGTTTGAAAAAGGTTACGGTGTCATACTTGATTATCCTACAATTAAATCATATACAGGCACAAAGTCAGAAACAGAGAATAACTTTAGTTTGTTAAAAGACTCTATCAAAACTATCTACAAAGGTGATGATGTTTATGATAGAAATAATATTACCGAAGAAGAATTAGACGAATATGTTAACAGTTTGACGCAGAAACAATATCAAAAACTGATAGAGTTTTTTACTACTATGCCTAAAATAAGACATAGAATAGAGTACGAAAACCCTAAATCAGGTAAGAAATTTGCGTTAACTTTCAACGGTGCTTCTGATTTTTTTTAATTACCCTTTCACATGAAAACCTAGAAAATTTTTATCGTGTGAACTTTTTGTTAATGCAACATCATAAATATTCATTAACAGAATTAGAACATATGTTACCATGGGAAAGGGAGATATATATTGATATGTTAATTCAGCATATTAAAGAAGAGAATCAAAAACTAAAAGAGAGACAAAGAAAATGAACTTACAAATAAAAGAAAAAGTCGTAGGAATAATCAAGTGGTGTTGGTGGTTTTTAAAAGAAGAATTACCACAATTTTTATCTAACTGGCGAACTGTGCCTAGACTTATGATGATTGCATATGCGTATGCCTTCATTGAAGTGATACAATGGTTTATGGCACTAGAGGCGCCAAACAATGCACAAGCAGGTTTAGTATCAGTAGTAGTTGGTGCTGGGGCTGCATGGTTTGGGTTATACGTAAACGGTAAAAAAACAAGAATAAACGACAAATAATAAATGGCAAACTTTAGCGAACTATTAAAAGATCAGAAACTTAAACAAGATAAAGAGACGGTTGCGATTGCAGAAGCCGCTCAAACTTATTCTTTAAATATACAAAAAGAAAAAGGTTTTGGTCAATCATTTATCAAAGGCGATAAAGACAATGACCCAATATCAAATGCTGCTGTATCTGTTATACAAAACTTTCAAGGCGAACTAGATACAATTGCTGATAATGATTTTACATATTTAAAAGATTTAATTGCTAAGTACAATACATTTTTTGAAGAGTTGCCTAAAAGTATTGACAAAGAAAGATTTACTGCTAAAGAAGGTCGATACTTCGCAGAGGTTATACGACCTACCATAGAACAACTAAATGAGATTGCAGGTCCTGTTCTACAAACTAAACTTGCATTTAGAGATTTAGTTAAACAATTCAAACCTTTAAAACTTGCTGCTAGAACACTAGGTGGTATACCTATTCTTGGTACAGCTATAACTAGAAAAGTAGAACGTATAGAAGCAGGTGAACAAGAGTTAAGAAGAGCAGAGAGAAAAAAAGGACAAGAAGAAACAAGACAAGCAAGACAAAGTATAGAGGATGATTTGACAGGTTTTGGTGCAGATCAACCATCAGCTG